GCATAAACTGCCGCTTGGGCTTAAGCTGGTCTATGATTCCATTTTGGCCCCAGTTAGCAATTTTTATTTTGTTCTCTATCTCGGATAAGTGTACGTCGCCCCAGTTTATCGCTTCTATAGCAGCAAGGGGTTTAACAGTGCCAGACTTTACCATTATAGCGGGTGATTTAGCTTTCGAGGGTATGTCACAGAATGCCCCGGAGGAGTCTGCATTTAATTGTCTGGCCCACCAGTCGCCGTCTGCGTTTACTTCTACTATTAGTGCACCGTAGGCGTGGTGGAATTCTGCTTTAAGTCCAGCCTTCTTCTGTATGTAGTTTCTTTTGGTAATTGCTCCGGTTGTGTATATAAACTTAGCCGGTCGGTCTGAAGCCGTGGCTATAGATTCCATAGCTATCTTAGCGTGTGGGAATATACCACTATCAGTTCTTGTGTAGGTCTCAAGCCCAGAGAGGGGGCGGACGGCTGTGGGGAGGATGTTCATTTCTGCACAGAACATAAGTCCTGGTGCTAATTCGTAACGACAACTTTCAGTCTTTTCTGGATCATCGCAAACATACTCAGAAAGTTCTGGCGCCCACCAAGCCTCTTGTTTATCTTCGATCTTAAGTCCTTTGCCGGGCTTAACAGCTCTGCTGGACTGATACGAAGCTTTATCATAGGTAAACCGAGAGACCATAATTTCAGCGTCCAGGTATTCAGAATACGCTAGAAGATTTTTCCAAAATGCTTTATTGATATCGGTGTTGTTTTGAGCTGAGGTTAGAAGGTAGGTTTTAATTTTGCCTTTTTCAGGCAAAGGCATTTCCTTGGGTTGTGCGTATGATATCTTTCCACCTTTAATATCTTTCACACTATGCTTTCTAAGAGCATATCTTACAACCGATCTAGAAATTCCTAATTCTTTGGCTGTGCCTATTTTGGAACCCAGCTTTAAATACGTGTTTATGATTAATTGGTAATCGTGTTTTTGCTTGCCAACCACAGAAAATCTCCTATTGGACGACCATGTGCTTTATTCCGACCCAAAGTGCAGCTAGCGCCCCGGTCACTATAATTCCTGCTACAAACAAGAAGCCCTTAACACGTATCGTGCCAGTAGCTCTCCGCCAGTCCCTGAGATGTTGTAAGTCTTTTTGCATTTCTAGAGGGTTATTCACCTCGACCCCCATTTTTATGAGGGTCGTTTCAATAGTCTTTTCGACTATATGTTCAATATCTTTTTCAGTTAGGTTTATTGTTCTCTGGCTGCCCATCAGATTCATCCTTGCGATAGAATTCTAGCTGGGTGTTCACATCTTTTACATAACGCAAAATCTCAGCCATATTCAATGATAATTTTTCGTACTCACTTGGAACTAAAGCTATGAATGAACCGTCTTTTGTTTGGACAACAGTCCACTTAACTCCCTGAAGGGTTATCGGTTCCTCTGCCGGCAGAATTATTCTTGGGGGCTTCGGTATCTCCACTGGGGCAGTCTTCAGAGATATTTCCCGAGGCGCACTCGAGCAAGCTGAAAATCCTATCAGTACCACGATTGATACGACGTTCAATAAGTCCCGGCTTCTTATTGGTAAGATTTTCAAAATTGTGCTCACTGAATAATTTACTCAACCTCTTTGTTTCTTGTTTCGATTCAATTTGTGACTGGCGGATATCTTCCAACACTTGGAATAATGATCTCCTATATGCCTGCCATTCTTTTATAGAGTCAATTTGTTTTTCGATTATTTCGTTCTGTAACTCTATGCCCTGCTCAAGTTTTTGGTTATTGACCGTCAGGGTTTTATTTTCCTCTATAATATTGGTATAATGCTTGTAGCCTAGGAAAACTATTATCCCGATGGCCAAAGCACCTAATCCGAAGGCTCCTATTTTCCAAGCAAAGGGCATTTACTTACTTTCTCTTGTAAGGCCCAGCTTCGTATCTTCGTACACTGCACCAAACACATATGAGCTTAAACTTGTACCCATAATTATGAACGCCATATTAACAGCCGTCTGGGCTGATTCGCTGTCCATATCGTTATACAACACGTAGGCTATGACTAATTTACAGAACAGTAAAATTGTCATCATGTACCGGCGACGAAGTTTCCAACTATCGTGCCGGGTAACTTTTCCATGTGAGTTCCCAGTGTGGTCCATCTTTAAAGCTCTTCCAATCTCCGCCCCATTGTATATCGACATTCAGCTCTTTAGCTGCTTTTTTCATAGCTTTGGCGATTATGTAGTACAGCGGCCAATCCCAAGAAACTTTGCCATCCACTATGGGAGCAATGTCCACAGCGTGCCCAGTCAGGTGTCTGGAGTTCATGGTTTTACTAGCGCCGGAGTCGTAAAGCTTCTTTTGTCGAGACTTAGACCTGACCCCTTCTAGTACCGTCCAATCTATTTCGGAGATTTCTATCCCTCTCATTAAAACAGCTTTTAAATCTGGATGTAGTCCATCCATTCTAGACAAGCTGCGTTTTCCATACTTATACCCCATTAAGTCGTCTCCCTACACCGTAAAGTTAAAGCTGAATTGTACAGGCTGTAAGCTATCCCTGCCATCTATAATAGCATAAACCTCTAGAACGATAGCGCCCTTACCCGTTAAGTCCAGAACATATGTATTTACATTTCCCATATTCTGCGTCTGTAGCGAACCACCATCCACTGTCCACCTAGCCTCGTAAGTTGTGCCAGCTTCTACAGAAGTGTTGTCGGCGTCATCAGGCTTTTCTATCGTGGAATTCAACCTATCCCTGCGTCTCCAAGTTAGCGTTACATTATCGTCTACAGCGTTAGATATGCTGGTCGGATTTTCGTTGCCGTCTATCGCTACCTTATCAGGAGGCAACTGCCTTCTAGGTCTTTCGTCTAGCGTAACTGCGATTTCTGTAGCCGATGCAGCTGGTAGCACACCATAGCCATTAAAGGTTATAAACCTAACATCCACGGACTCTGTACCGACGTAGTTGCCTGAGCCAAAGTTTTCTAGCTCCACTGTATCCAAGAACCATACGTCGCTATCTACGGCATGCGCTCTGACAGCTGTATCCAGCAGTCCCCTTTGGACATTATTTAGTGTAAACGTATCGTCCATATTATCGGTGAACGATCCGTAGGCTATAATCTCGTCCTCTATAAGCAGCAGATTAGCCCCCTGGGCGATCTCTGCGTCGCTCGCAGATTTTAATAGGCCGCTAGCACTTACATTTTTAAGAACGAACGTGGAGGCGCCAGCTATTACTTCTCCAGTGGTAGCTGTCACAGCTGCATTTAATTCCGCGAAGCCCGTAAAGCTGGCATCTGTGGCGTCCTCTACAAAAGTTGTGAAGGAATCATCGGACACTTCTGCCCTAAAGTTAGTGGTTTCGTCGTTAGGTTTAAGCGCCAGATGTTGCAAATAGCTTTCCTCTGGATCGCTTCCCAAGGCTTCTCCGCTGTTTACTAGTAGGTTGCCCAGGAAGCGTGGCAGCTCCTGCACTATCTGTGTCGCAACGGCTGAAGGGGCTGTGGCCGGCAAGGTAAAGTCCGTTTGTGGAGGGCTAGAGAAAATTGTATGGCTGACAGCAAATCTGTCCTGTATGCAATCTAGCACCACCCGGCCATTTTCTAAATCACCTAGGTCGAACTTTTGAACTCTAAGTATCAGGTCTGTGATTCCGTATTCGGCCCAGCTAAATTTTATGACATCGCCTGGTCTCAGCACAGAACCCTGCCTGTTCGTTATCAACCTTATTTTTATAAGTGGTAGCGATATCGCATTCAGCTCTCTAGCGGCTATTTGGTTTGCCAAAGTAGCGTTGCTGATGCCCCTGTAATTAAAATCCCCTCCTCTTACACGGCCTTGGAAAGTAACATTAGCCAAGTCTTGGGCGAACGCTGTTTTGTCTTCGTATCGGTTCTCACGGTCAGGATACACAACCCGGATTTGGTTAAACGTATCGCCCCATGCAGATACAGAATAGTCGGACACTTCTAGTACGTTTGATTCATCAAACTCATCTAAGGTGTTTTCGTCGTAGTCTTCCCTAATTAGCTTTAGAAAGATTTCCCTAGTTTCTGGTTCTTCGTATATGATGCCGTCGATCTGCTGCAGTATTTCCTGGATAACATCTCTGGCATCGTTGGCGGATTCTATCTTAATGCTTATCCCGTTGCCTTCTGTTTCTAGAGTTGTGCCAGCGGCTGTAAAACTAGCCGAATTTATAAGTGTGGTACTAAAGTCAACTCTGCCCCAGTCGAACGTGAAGATATCGTAAAGCACTTCTGCTGGGTTAGCATCTCCATCGCTTCCAACAGCTCCTAAGCCCAAGGCTGAAGGGATTTGTTCCACCTCTATATTTATGGGATCAACGTGTGGGCGCTCTCCGACCTCGAAGTCTCTGAACACAGCATGCACTAACCCTCTATAGGCAGGGACCAGGGTGCTGTCCGGCGCAACGCTTTGTAAATGTGAGTCTATAGCCTGTGTAAAACTGCCTGTGTACAACGCTATATCACCGATAACACCGCCGCCACTTTCTAAACCGCCGAAGAGTTCTGGAAGATTTACGGAAACAACAGTACCATCTACAGATACATTGCCGGACCATATTTCTTTCTCGCCCAGCCATATTGTTTTGAACACAGCGCCGGAGCCAGAAAACAATCCGAAGGCCATATCGATAGTAAGTAGATATCGAAAGCCAACGATTATCTGCTTAGAACTAAATATGCCTGTTTTAATTTTCTTGGTTATAGGAATTGATTGTAAATTCCCGTACCATAATGTATTGGGACCTCTAAGGCGAACCCTTCCCCAAAACAAAGGCACTGGCTCTCCTTCCTTTGAACGAGGGAACCTAAAATCTCCAAGCTTTGCGGCTTTAGCATTCTCAATGTTAGGCTTCGGTGCCAACAAAGCCGTAGCTACAAAGCTAACTACAAATAGAATTAGTGCGAACCAAAACGGCATTACTTTAAACCCTCATTGAACACATTAATGGGAGGAATGAGTGGATGTCCACCAAAATTGACAACGTTGCTGAATTTAGCCTTGCAGGTTTCCACCGTTCTATCGCAGCCAGCAAATACTTCTACACTATCGCCCACGTCCATATCTTTGAACGGGAAGTTCAGTGTTAATAGCGTGCCGATTTGCTGCACTATTAATCTTCTTTCACCGTCGGAAGTACGCACTATTTCGCCGCCCTTAAAGAACTCGTCAGGGTTGCCATCTATGGTTGCTAGAATTATCGCCGTCTGGTTTGCAGTGTTTACTGTTGTCTGCAGCCTGAAGCTATTCCGCAACACCTTGCATCTATCGCTGTACAAAAC